TGTAGTGTAAATATTCGCAGGTACACCTGTCGTCACTGTTCCTGTTCCTACATAAATAATTCCTGCGTTTGCCCCGCCACTTCCTGCGGTTAAAACTATTGCTCTGTTTACTCGTAGAAATGAATTAGTAGTCGTAACAGGCGTTTGACCATTTAGTGTTATTGTTTCAGAAATTTCATTATAATCTCCGTCTAATCCAGAAATTAAAACTGTTCTTGCACCTGTTCCTGCTGACGTATCATTTACATCTGAACTAGATACTGTCATAGTAGATGCACTTGGTGGGTAAGAATAAAGTCCTCCTTGTGCCCAAATAGTTTCTACACTATTTCCAACAACTGCATTTTGTCCAAACTTAAAAACATGTTTATGATAAGCGATTTGTCCCTGAGCCACTTGAAGTTCAAATGGCTCAGTATTACCAAGTTTACTTATTGAAGTAACTTGTCTAGTCATTAGGTGTAAAACACATTCACTGTGCAGTTGACTGTAGTTACATTGAGGTTAGATGTAAATAACACACCTTGTTCAGGTATGCTCATTGATACATCTGAAGTGCCTCCTGTTACTGCTACATTAAATTTAGCAGATCCACCATCATTAAAGGTGACAGTTCCATTACTGGCACCAGGACCAATGATAAAACCTTTTAGTCTTGATCTACCTGCGAACACAGTTGTTGTTGCGTTAGCGGCAGCCCCTTTAACTTGAATATCACTATCGAAGGCCATTGTTTACCTCCTTACGCTACTGTTGCGCCACTATTAGCAATAATAACCCAACCAATTGTGTTAGCATAAAGTAACATCACTGTGTCGTTTGCATCATTAAAAGTAATTGTAGTTCCATTTGCAAAAGTAGTTGGAGTTAAAGTTCCATCTCCACCATCAACAATCATAGTGATAATTTTGATTTGACCAGCAGTTCCATTTGCAAGTGTTAATGCGTTAGCACCAGTAGTAGTTAATTCAGTTACTAAGTTAGTTGTATCAACTGCACCTGCACCTGATAAAGATTGAACGCCACCAGTAACTCCCTTGCCATAAGTAGCATTGGTTGTGACAGTTCCAGTAGTTTCGTTTTTGGTTACAAAATCGAAACCGTTTTCTGATCTGACTGGACCAGAAAAAGTAGTATTTGCCATATTAAACCTCCTAGGTTGTATAGACCGATCACATGGTCTCTATACCGTCTGACTAGCTCAGTCCATGTACTATATTATGCTAGAAATTTCATTTAAGCATAAAAAAAGGGCGGAGTCAAAGACAACCCGCCCTTTAAAAGTTAATTATTATTTAATGCTTATGCAGCACCTGGTGAACCAAATACACATCTTGGATCTGAGAATCCAAATGAGTATCTCTCACGAGCTTTAAATCTCATGTTACCTGTATCAAAATCGCCTTCCATAGCAGTTCTGATTGGTGTTCTCTCGAAATATTTAAAGCCGTTTGGAACGTCTGTTTTAATGAAGAACGCATCTGTGTCTGTTAAGAAGTGGTTAACTACATAACCTTCTGGAACCATGCCCATGCTTCTTACAGCGTTGATGTCATTATCAGCTGTTGCTGTTCTTAGCTCAGACTTCATAAGTCTCTCAGCAGTAAACTGTAATTCTTTTGGAATGATTAGTTTTCTACCTTGAGCAGCGATCTTTAAACCTCTCTCGTCTACGAATGCAGCGATATCGATTAAAGATTGCTCTAGTGAAGTTTCATTGAGGTCAGCAGCTGTTGCTAATTCATTGCTGAATGTACCACCAGTTGCTAATGGGTGTAATGTAGAACATAATTCTACACCGTCACCACCTGAGAATGAGCTGTTAAACGCATTGTTTAATACAGCAGCAGCTTTCACTTGTTTTGTTTGTGACATGGAACGAGCTAATGCTTTTGTGTATCTACCTGCTAGTCTATCGTAGAGGTTATCTTCGATAGCTTCTTCAGTGATAGCGAAAGCAAGAGCAATTGTTTCGTGTGTGTATCTTGAAGTGAAAGTTTCGTTAGCTGAGTCGTACTCAATCGCACCACCTTCTGATTTGACTTTAGCGTTGCCAAATCCAGTTAACATTACCTCTTCTTCAAACGCACGATCAGATGATTCTGTTTCAAAAATCTCTGCATGCTCGTTGTCATATCGATCATACTCCATACCAAACA